TCAAGGCCCAGGTGGAAACGAACGAGCTTCTCGCTGTCGATTTCCCCGAGGCGATCTATCCCATCCAGCGGCTCGACCGCATTGCCCAGCGGGCGCACGGGCAGACCTACAATGGCAAGCCAACGTCGATTGAGTGGACTTCTGACACCGTGACGATGCCCTGGATTCCCGGCTCTGCCTGTGCCGGAGCGGCGATTCGGGTGGCTGGCATCACTGGGCGAATCCGAGGCATCAAGCACACGCGACCGGACGGCAAGTCGGTTCGTCCCTCGCTGGTGCTGATCGACGATTGCCAGACCGACGAATCGGCCTCGTCGCCTGCCCAGGTGCATACGCGGGAAAAAATCCTCTCCGGTGCGATCCTTGGTCTCGCCGGGCCGGGGGCAAAGATCAGCGGTCTCGCCACGATCACGGTGATCCGTCCCGACGACCTGGCCGACCGACTACTCGACCGTGCGAAGCATCCGGCGTGGCAGGGCGAGCGGACAAAGCTCGTCTACGAGTGGCCAACTGCCGAGGATCTCTGGAGCCAGTACGCAGAGTTGCGGCGCGAGGGCCAGCGGAACGGCACAGGCACGGGGGCGGCTGACGACCACTACCGGCAGAATCAAACGGCGATGGACGCCGGGGCTCGCGTGGCGTGGCCCGAGCGAAAGAACGAAGACGAGCTCTCCGCGATCCAGCACGCTTGGAATCTGCGGATTGACCGTGGAGAGTCGGCGTTTCTCGCTGAGTACCAAAACACGCCGATCGCCGACGACATCGCGAGTGACAAGCTCGACAAGCGGAGCCTCGCCCTACGGGCCACGAACGTCGAGCGTGGCGTCGTGCCACTCGACCACCAGACGCTAACGGCGTTCGTCGACGTGCAGGAGAAACTCCTCTTCTGGCTCGTCGCCTCATGGAATCAGTCCTTCGGCGGTCACGTCGTGGCCTACGGCACATTTCCCGACCAAGCCTCGTCGTTCTTCGAGGCCAAGCACGCGAAGCGGACGCTCGCCCAGGCGGCGAAGGGGGCTGGCTTCGAGGCGTCGCTCCATGCTGGGCTAGAGTCCGTCTCGCAGTTGCTCATGGGCCGTGACTGGAAACGCGAGGACGGGGCGGCGATGCGGATCACGCAGATGATGATCGACGCCAACTGGGGGCAGAGCACCGGGACGATCCGCACCTTCTGCCGCAGGTCGGCGTTTGCGGGTGCAATCCTGCCGAGCCACGGCAAAGGCATCGGTGCGAGCTCGCAGCCGATCGGCGAGAAGAAAAGCCGGGGCGACCGCATCGGGCTCAACTGGAAGGTCGGCCAAATCAGCGAGGGTCAGCGGTCGTGCCTGTACGACACGAATTTCTACAAGACCTTCGTCGCGGCTCGCCTGCGGTTGCAGATGGGCGACCCCGAGGCGATCGCGTTCCACGCCGGGCAGCACGACCTCCTCTTTGAGCATCTGACAAGCGAATACCCGGTGAGGACCGAAGCCCGTGGGCGTGTTGTGGACGAGTGGAAGATGGCGGGCAGGGACAACCACTGGCTCGACTGCTTGGTCGGCTCTGCGGTCGCGGCGTCGATTGCGGGCGTCCACCCGATCGCGACGGAGGCTGGCGGGCGGCAGCGTAAGAAGGTGGCGCTTCCCAGCGGGCCGGGCGGCAAGAAGGTCATCACGCTCAAGAAGCTCGGAACTTGACAGCGTTGCCATGCTGCGAGGATGCCAAGCATCATCCTGACCACCGTTGACGGCATGGAGCCGCAAGACGCCCTCGCCATCTGCTACCGACTGACGAAGCCGGGAAGTGAATTCAATCTTGAAGTGCGTCGGGTTCTCGACGGCAATGGCTCGTCGGATACGCCGATTGCTCTCTGGCACGAGGACGGAGCGTTGCTCGGGTGGGCGTGCTCGCACGTCTGGAATAACCACCAGACGCTCGAACAGTTCACAGGCGAGCGGCACCGTGGGCGTGGCATAGCCACGGCGCTATCGGCGTTCCTCTTGGGTGCGGGAGTGATCGACGGCGCGGAAGAGATTGCGGTCTTCTCGCCAGTGACGGCCGACATCGCCCGGCGGCTGGGTGCGGTGGATGTCAGTCTCTACGAGCAACGAGACGGAGAGTGGTCGCTGGTCTGAGGCCACACCCCCTACGGCCTTCCACCTATTGGCGTCTACCGTCGCTGTTATGAGCGAAGAAATCCGCAATGCCATTGAAGAGACGGCGAAGGGGCCGAAGCGCGTCCGCACTGACGCGGGTGAGGTCGAGAGCCAGGACATCGAGCAGCAGATCGCCGCCGACAAGTACCTCGCGGCGAAAGCTGCAATGTCTCGGAAGGGTCGCGGCTTGCGAATGAACAAACTCCTTCCACCCGGCACCTACTAAATGGGCTTGTTCTCATTCCTCCGGCGTCCGACTCCAAAGGCTTCGCTTGCCCCACGGGCGGTGCGTGCGCGGTTCGACGCCGCCGAGAGCCAGGACGACCGCCGCCACTGGGCAAATGCCGATTGGTTTTCGATGGACGGGGCGCTCACGCCAGTCGTCCGCAGGACGCTCCGCAACCGCGCCCGCTACGAGCGCAACAACAACTCCTACCTCGCTGGAATCTGCGAGACGCTGGCTCACGACCTGATTGGCACCGGCCCCCGGTTGCAACTCGACACAGGCGACCAGGCGGCTGACCGTGCGATTGAGCGTGCTTTCTTTGAATGGTCGTGGCACGTCGACCTTGCGGGCAAGCTCCGCACGATGCGTCAGTCAAAGATCATAGACGGCGAATCTTTCGCCATGTATTTCACAAATCCAAGGCTGGACGGCGTTCAACTTGATATTCGTCTTGTTGAAGCCGAAATGGTTTCCACGCCTGTTGGGCTCTACATCCCAGACACGACGCCTGAAGGCTCAATTGTTGACGGTCTGGAGTTTGACGACGTTGGCAACGTGGTTGCCTACAAGGTGCTGAAATACCACCCAGGAAGTAACTGGCAAGTAAGCAACTTTGAATTCAACCGCATTCCAGCGGAGCTCATTGTTCATTGGTTCACGCGACAGCGCCCGGCTCAACATCGTGGCGTTTCGGAAGTGGCCCCGGCGATCCGGCTTTTTGCTCAACTGCGACGCTACACCGACGCGGTGATTGCAGCCGCAGAAACGGCGGCAGACTTTGCGGCGTTCCTGCACACCAACAGCCCGGCGGCAGAGGTTGACGACGTTGACGCCTTTGCCGAAATGCCGATTGAAAAGCGGTCGCTTGTGACGCTGCCCGAAGGGTGGGACGTGTCGCAGTTGAAGGCCGAGCAGCCCACGGCCAACTTCGGCGAGTTCAGGCGCAACATCCTCAACGAAATCGCTCGCTGCCTCCAGATTCCCTACAACATCGCCGCCCTTGATTCGTCGTCTTACAACTACGCCTCGGGCCGCATGGATCACCAGATTTATGCGTCTACCCAGCGTGTGCAGCGCGACGAGCTTGAGCGTCTGATGCTTGACCGCACGTTGCGGGCTTGGCTTGACGAAGCGGTGCTGGTTGGCATTGTCCCAAGCGGCCTGCCGCCAATCAGCGAGTGGCAGTGGGCTTGGGTCTGGGACGGCAAGGAGCACGTCGACCCATCCAAGGAAGCCAACGCCGCCGAGACGCGGCTTCGCACGCACACCACCACGCTTGCTGCTGAATACGCAAAGGCTGGAAAGAACTGGGAAGCGGAACTTCGCCAGCGTGCCGCCGAAATTGCGTTGATGAAAGAACTCGGGTTGTTCATTGACCTAGAGCCGGACGGCAACTATGGCGCGGCAACACCCGAAGAGGCTGATCAGCAGGCGGGCAACGCATGACGTGGGAGACTTTTGAGGAGTTTGACGAGGACTTTGACCTCATCACTTTTGGGTAATCCATGACAAACAAACTGAACCTTGAAACGTCCGTCGCTTTCATTGCCGCTGAGGCGTCAGTCGAAGGCCAGCCGTCTGGTCCTCGCAAGTTCTTGATCGAGGCTTACACCGGCGCGGCGATTCGTCAGGGTTGGTCGGCAGAGCCGATCGTGATCGACCTGGCTGGCATGAAGTTCAACCAGAAGATTCCGATCGTCTTGGGTCATGACTACACGCTTGGCTCAATCCTTGGGCAAGCGACAAGCGTCCGCGCGGAAAACGGCCGTCTCTACGTCGAAGGCGAGATTCTCGCCAACAGCGACGCGGCAAGCCGTGTCGTGGAACTTGCCGACAAGGGCTTCGCGTGGCAGGCGTCTGTCGGGGCCGACGTGATGCGGCATCAAAAAGTCAACGCCGACCAGCAGGTCAGCGTCAATGGGCAGGTCTTCAACGGACCAGTCCGAATCGTAAAAGCCTCCAAGTTGCGGGAGGTTTCTTTTGTGACCCTCGGGGCGGATGACGCAACGTCCGCTCGCATCGCTGCCGAAGAGGCAGAGGAGCTACTCATGGCGGACACCGCCACCGAAACGCCCGTCGAGGAGCCTGTCAAGGCTGCTGCGCCGGAAGCCACGGCGACTGTCGCCGTGGAGCCCGAGAAGGTTGAGGCCAAGTCGGACGCCACCGAGGCGCTCCAGGCCAAACTCTCCGAAACCCTCCAGAAAGTTGAGAACATGGAAAAGCTCCTTGCGACTCGCGAGAGCCGCGCCCCGGCGATCCACGTTGCCGAGACGGTCAGCAACGACAAGGTGATTGAGGCGGCTCTCTGCCTTCAGGGCGGTCTGCCGCACGCAGACAAGGCGTTCGACGGTCGCACGCTGGAAGCCGCCGACAAGATGAAGCGGACCACGTCGATCGGCGAAGTGCTGCTTGAGGCGGCCCGCGCCAACGGCTACACCGGCCCGAGCCGGATCTCCGCTGGCAACGCCGAGCCGGTTCTGAAGGCTGCGTTCGCAACGCACGACATCAGCAACCTGCTGGGTGCGCTTGTGAACAAGTTCCTTCTCGCGGGCTTCAACGCCGTCGAGTCGTCGTGGCAGGAAGTCAGCGCCGTGCGGTCGGTCAACGACTTCAAGGCGATCAACCTGCTGCGTCTGAACGGCGACATGAAGTTCAAGAAGGTCGGCAACGCTGGTGAACTCAAGGTAGCCCAATCAAGCGACACCAAGCGGTCTGTCGCTGCGGACACCTACGGGATCAGCACGCAGTTGACCCGTCAGGACATGATCAACGACGACCTCAACGCGCTGTCGCAGATCCCGCAGCGCATGGGTCGCGGTGCCGCCCTGGCGATGAATGAGGCGATCTGGGGTGAGTTCCAGAGCAGCAACGACAGCTACTTCCAGAAGGCCACCGCTGGCTCTGGCAACGCGCTGTCGCTGGCTTCGCTGAAGACGGCTACCACCGCTTTCCGCAAGCTGACCGATCCCGATGGCAACCCGCTCGGCATTCAGCCGCGCGTGCTGCTCGTGCCGCCGGAACTGGAGATCACCGCTGCGGAGCTCATGACCTCGGCGTTGCTCATCTCGGGCAACACGACGAAGGAGCCCAACGCGAACGTCCTCCAGGGTCGGTATCGCGTCGTGGTGTCGAACTACCTCACGTCGGCAACGACGTGGTGGCTCGCCGCCGACTCTGCGGACCTCCCGGCGCTCGACGTGGTGTTCCTCAACGGTCAGCAGGCTCCGACGATCGAGCAGGTGTCGCCCGACTACCAGCTCCTCGGCGTGGCGATCCGTGGCTTCTTCGACTTCGGTGTCACGAAGTCCGAGAGCCTGTCGTGCTACCGCATGGCGACCGCCTGATCGTGACCAAGGCAAACCGGAGCCGGGTGGCGGCGCAATGCCGCCGCCCGGCCTGACAATCAACAAAAACCCCATTTCCAGAAAGTAGGTGATCAAGATGGCTGATTACTATCAGGACGGCGACCTCATCAACTACACGCCGGGTTCGGCTGTGGCTGCTGGCGCTGTCGTCGTGCTCGCGGACCTCATCACTGTTGCTCCTCGCCCGATCGCGGCGAATGCTCTCGGTGCCGTGGCCGTCGAGGGTGTGTTCAAGCTGCCGAAGGCTTCCGGCGCGATTTCGCAGGGCGCGATCGTGTACTGGGATTCGACGAACAGCAACGTGACGACGACCTCCAGCGGCAACAAGCGCGCAGGCAAGGCGGCCGAAGCCGCTGCGTCTGGCGACGCTGTCGTTCCGGTCCTGCTCAACGTCGGTTGAGCGTGCGTTCACACCGCAACCCCCGGCAGGTGCGCTACAACCTCCAGCGCGCCGCCGGGGCGTTGCGGCGGTGGCTTTTCTTTAGGAAACGAAATGGCCGACCTTCTCCGCTCCGGTTCCGCGTGGCTCGCAGCCCAACTCAAGCAGTCGGCTGGGACGCTCTGTGCCTACAAGCGGGGAAACAACACGGCCCAGATGACCGCCTCGATCAGCCGATCGACGTTTGAGGCTCAAGGGCAAAACGGCGTGATCGAAGCCTGGGAGAGCCGCGACTATCTCGTCAAAACGGACGAGCTCCCGTATGGCGAGCCGAGGCGTGGCGACATCATCTTTGAGACGCTTGACGGCGTGGCGACGTTGTACGAAGTGACAGCCCCGCGTGGCGTGCCGATATTCCACTACGCAGATGCGTTCCAGACGATCCTCCGCATTCACACGAAGCAGATCGACCGCGACATCACGTTTATCGTGACGGAGCAGGGCGACGAAATCGTTATTCCGCTGGCAGTCGACTAAGGGATCACATGGCACTCCAGAAGCGCGTCAGCGAATTGCCCGCCGTCACGACTGTTGCGGGGACCGACCTGCTCATCGTGTCGAGCAACAACGCAACGAAGCGGACGAGCGTCCAGCAGATAGGGGCGTATTTCGCTGCCAACGGCGTCGCCGGCCCGCGTGGCCCAGCGGGGCCGGCTGGACCTGCCGGTGCTGGCGGCGTCACATCGCTACAGGGGCTGACCGGCGCTGTAACGCTTGCGGCTGTCGGCGGAACATGGGCGGCGGCAGGCTCGACGCTCACGCTGACCGTCACCAGTGCCGGGGCTGTTGCGTGGGCCGACATCACTGGAAAGCCCGCGACGTTTTCGCCGTCCGCGCACGGCCACGTGATTGCGGATGTAACGGGCTTGTCGGCGGCTCTCGACGGCAAGCAGGCTTCGGGCTCCTATGCCACGCTCGTCGGCGGCAAGGTGCCGGAATCGCAACTGCCACCGATCGCGTCGTCCTGGGATTCGCTGACCGGGAAGCCGAGCACGTTCCCGCCGTCGTCGCACACCCACGACGACCGCTACTACACCGAGACGGAAGTAGACACGCTACTCGCTGGCAAGCAGGCGACTGGCTCTTACGTTCTGACAGCCGATTCCCGTTTGTCTGACGCTCGCACGCCGCTTGCCCACAACCAAGCATGGTCGACGATCACTTCCACCCCCACGACGCTTTCCGGCTACGGCATCACCGACGCGGTTTCATCGTCGGATGCCCGTCTGACGGATGCACGGACCCCGCTGGCCCATAACCAAGCGTGGTTAACGATCACATCGACGCCGACCACTCTGGCGGGCTACGGCATTACGGATGCCGTCGGTTCGTCTGATGCCAGACTGACGGATGCCCGCACGCCCCTCTCTCATACGCATAGCGCAGTTGACGTTACGGCGGGCCAGTTCGACATCGCCCGAATTCCAACCGGCACGACCTCAACGACCGTCTGCATCGGCAACGATTCGCGGCTTTCGGACGCCAGGA